GATGGAAATGGAGATGAGAAAGGGAATCGGTGATGAGAGGACCATCAAGATGGAGAGCTTCTGCCTTCCCTTTGAAATATTTGAGTCTGAAAAGCCGAAAGGCCCTGAAGTGGGAGCCTGATGGACTGGTTTGACAAGTTAATGATAACTGCGGCGGTCACGACAGTGATAGTATTTGTAATCGTAGTGGGGATATAATGACCGACAGACTAGATGTAAGTGATAAAACAGCGATCAGCATGCCCATGCGAAACCTTTTGGCCATATTATCGGCCGTTGGAGTGGGCGTTTGGGCGTTTTTCGGCGTTCAGGAGAGGCTGAATACATTGGAGACTCGAAACACACTGATGGAGGCTGATCTCGTGGAAAATACAGCCTTTAGAATTGGATGGCCCAGGGGCGAAATGGGCAGCTTGCCCGCGGATAGTGAGCAATTCATGCTCCTGGAATACCAGGACGGAATGATAGTTAAATTGCAAAAACAAGTTGAGGCGATGATGCACAATGCGGTTAACATCAAAAGACTTCAAGAAGATATGTTAGAAGCTCGTGAAAATATAGAAAAATTAAAAGACAAGTTGCGTGAGGCTAACGGTGGTTGAAACAATCATAGCATTACTTATGTTCATCGGAATAGATTTAAAGGAACATGTCCCGTATGACAATCTTGGAGATTGTCTGAAGGCAAAAAGAATATCAGAGAGAAGCTCTGGTGTTGACGGCCCTCGTCTGGAATGTCGGCCCGTGAAAGCGGAAACCGAAATCTGGGTGGAGGATAACAAAAAACATATTATAAGGATAATAGAAGATTAATACATGACAACAGGTAAAATTAAGTGGTTCAATCCCAAAAAGGGATATGGATTCATAGAAAATCAAGAGAGTGGCAAGGATGTTTTCCTTCATGTGTCCGCTCTGGAAGCAGCTAACATCAGCACATTGGAAGTCGGACAGGAAATTTCCTTCGACATCGGATCACACAACGAAAAGGAAAACGCAATTAACATTAAAAAGGTAGATGATTAAGGTATGGTTTCTCATGGCACTCATGTCCTATCCAAACACCCCAGCCATTCACTACAAGGGTTTTGGAGGGTTTACTACTCAAGAGGAATGTGAAGAAAAAAGAATAATTACAGAAAATCAAATTGCTGATCTCGAAATAAAATTAGGGAGAACCGTTTATATAGACACTTACTGCATTGAGTTTAAGGCGTTTCAAAGCCAACTCGATAAGAAAAATAATATAGGGGTATAAGATGGCCGAAGAAAAAATATCGGAGAATGAGAAAGATATTATCCGCATAGGCGGGGAACTTAAGCTCATTAATCAGAAATTGGATAACCATGTTCATCACATAAGTGGAAAAATTGATACGATTTTTAAAATTGTTTGGACGATTTCCTTTATGATCCTCGGATTGCTGTTACGGGCTGTTTACAGCGTAATGGCAGGATAGAGCCAAAAAAAAACCTTCATATTTAAGCGTACAAGAGGTTTAAGCATGTGGGCTGTATGATTGGACCCCTAATAATGGTTGACAAAAAACGATTTCATTTAGTAAAGACATGAGAGTGAAAAACATTCTGATAATTTCAGATATTCACTTGCCCTTTCAGCATCCTCAAGCCTTTGAGTTTTTGGAGAAGGTCAAGAAGGATGTCAAGCCCGACCATGTAATATCAATAGGTGATATTTTAGATTTTGGAAGCGTTCAAGTTTCCAGACCATCTGATCCCAATATAGATTCACCAGTATTTGAACTGGAAAAAGCAAAAAAAGAAATTAAGACTTTAGAGAAGTTATTTCCCAAGATGCAGATATGCTGGGGGAACCATGACCTGCGATTATTACGCAAGGCAGAGTTGGTGGGCATCCCTCGCTCCATGATTAGGAACATTAATTCCATTCTCGAAGTCAAGGCGAAGTGGACCTGGCATGATAAGATCATCCTGACGATGCCAAACGGACAGTCAGTATATTTCACCCATAACTTCAAGCAAAATGCCCTATCAAGTTCAAAGGAACTAGGGTGCAGTTTTGTGCAGGGCCATTATCATACACTTGGATTAAGCATCCAGTTCTGGAGCAGTCCGACAGCATTAAACTTTGCGATGAATGTTGGCTGTCTGATTAATCCGAAGGCTGATGCCTTTCGCTACCAAAAGAATTTTCTCAAGCGTCCCATTTTGGGATGTGCTGCCATCATTGATTCATCACCACGGTTATACAGCATGCTGCTGAATGACAAGGGACGATGGGTTGGCAAGATATGAAAACAAAAACCAAAGACCCTATCGTTCAAAAGGTCATTGATAAAATGGCTAGACGATCTGAAATAGGAATTATTAAGTACGGGAATACCATGAAATCTTCCAAGAAAAGTTTAAATGATTGGATAGATTCAGCAATCGAGGAAGCCCTCGATTTAGCGGTGTATCTTGAAAAGGTTAAGAGTTTGGTTGGTGCAAAGGTCGAACAGCATATAGATATAGTAAAGGACCTTGGCGGTGGTGGTGGGAACTATGATTTTGATAAATGGGAAGGAACAGACCCAGATTGAACTACGAAAATATTAAAGACAGCATAAAAACGCATGAAGGCTATCGTGATAAGGTTTACCGTGACCATCTCGGCAACCGAACAGTTGGCTATGGTCATCTATGCCTGGACAATGAAAAGTGGAGCGACAGTAAAGTGTATCCACGCAAGGTTCTTGACCAGACCTTTGACTACGATTTTAATATTGCCCTGAATGATGCTCGCAAGCTCATCGTTGAGGACAGTATTCATCAAGATGCTTTTTCCTGCCTAATAAATTTATGTTTTAATTTGGGAGGACCAAGAGCCAGCCGTTTTAAAAAAATGCTGGTTGCCCTGGAAGATAAGAACTATCCTGAAGCATCAAAGGAAATGCTGGACAGTAAATGGGCCAGACAAGTACCAAACAGAGCAAGAGAATTAGCGGAGATTATGAGAAATGTTGAACTTTCTAATTAAACCCCTTCTTGGGGTGGCATCTGATGTCGTTAAAGGGGTGGTCGCCAGTAAAAAAGCTAAAGCAGAACAAAAGTTAACTAAAATAAAAGCTGAAACTGAATTATTAAATAAGCAAATTTCGGGAGAAGTTGAGTGGGATATTCAAGCAATTAAACAAGCTGAATCTTCCTGGAAAGATGAATATTTAACAATTTTGTTTTCGATACCTTTGCTACTTTGCTTTTTGCCCTTTACAGTAGAGTATGTTGAAAGAGGATTTGCAGCATTATCGCAAACTCCTGACTGGTATAAATACACTTTAGGAGTAATTGTATCAGCATCGTTTGGAATTAAAGGAGCAAGTAAATTTTTTAAAAAATAAGGAGGTTATATGAACTTACTTAAAGATTTATGGGCACACTTGAAAGAGTGGTCCGATTGGAAGATGAAAGACTGGATTAAAGCAGGAATTGTTACTCTGGTTGTTTTATTCGTCATTTATAAAATGACATCAGGGGGAGCGGCATAATTTATAATGTCATTCACATCTAAAGCACAGGAAAAATATATGTGGGCCAACCATCCAAAGATCGCTAAAAAATGGACAAAGGATTACGGCCCCTACAAGAAGAAAAAGAAGAAAAAGAAAACATGATTAAATGTCCAACAAAAATCAAGGTTGGATATAAAGATATTACTATTGAGTTTATTCGATCAGACTTTGCCAAGCAGACGGATAGTTACGGTGAATACCATCAACGAGCAAACAAGATTGAAATACAACAGGACTTAACACCGCAAGATTTTGCGAACACACTACTCCATGAAGTTATACATGCAGTAGTTTACGAAATGAGCTTGACACAAGAGGGGAATATTTTGTCTAAAGATTCAAATGAGGAGATAGTAGTGAACTCAATAACAAACGGATTACTGACAGTTATAAAAGATAACTCATGGTTTCTAAAAATTTTACAAGAAAACATTGATAAGAAATAGATAAGGGGAAGTGGAGTAACATCTGCTTCCCCTTTTTTTTATGCCATTTTGCCAATATGCCATTATGGGTATTGGGAAATGAACTTGCTTTGAAAGGAGTTACAATGAATAAAGCAATTTCCATATTTAACCAACTGCGACCTCGATCCATCGGTTTCGATGCAGCCTTCAATCATTTCGAGAAAATGTTTGAGGATGACTGGTCAATGTCCACCTACCCCCATTACAATATTTGCAAGACGGGGGACTACACCTACAATATTGAGATGGCCCTTGCTGGCTACAACAAGAAAAATATTGAGGTGAAGTTTTCCAATGGACAGCTTACCATTAAATCCGTGAAGGAGGAGAAGAAAGACAGTGATGATTTAATTCATCAGGGAATATCTAAAAAATATTTCTCCAAATCTTTTACGATTGCGGATGACATTGAAGTCAGGGATGCCGAGTTGAAAGACGGGCTTCTCAAGATTTCTTTGGAGCATATTGTTCCTGACAGTAAAAAAGCCAGAACAATAGAGATTAAATAAACATCAAACGAGGGGCCGTATAGGTCCCTCGTTCTACCAGCATCATCAGATTATTTCGTATCTGCATACCCCGTTGCATCGGGGTGTGGTTCAGCAGCCTTTCTTCTTACTTCTTTGTATTCTTCTTCCTTCACTTGATCCCTGAATTTATCCACCTTTATTCTGTCCTCTGGAGAGGTAATGGATTCCGTAAAGATAGGGGATTCTGGAGCTTGGAATTGTTTTACATCTTCCTGGTTTCTTTGCATATGTCCATCAGATAGTTTGGTGCAAAAATCTTTTGACGGCAGAAGATCACCACTTCGACCATCTTGAAAAACGATCAACCAAACAACAATGGAATTTCCACTTGTTGTAACAACAGTTCTTTTTTCAAAATGACCGACAGATTTTCTGTATGCCATTGAGAGATACTCTATCATCTTATATTTGAACATCATCTTCTCCTCTCCGTCAAAGAATTTTATTCCCCACGCAGGTTTCTCTTGCACTTTAGTCTTGGGGTTTTCCCCACCTTCCGCTAGTTCTTCAATCTGTAATATAGGTTTTGTCATTTATATATCTTCTCTCCAATCCCCCATAACAGGAATATAATGATTACCAATAAAGCAATCTCGGCAACATGAAACCAAATCATACTGCCCCTCTCTTAATCATGGATTGATACATCGAATCATAGTGTTCAGCAGTATTTCTTTTATTATTTAAAGTTTCATATTCTAGTGTAGCATCACATACATCCTTAACCCATTGTTCGTATTCATCACTCGCATAGGCTTGGGTGGTTTTTTCCACATCGGATTTATAATTATTGAACCGATCTCTTTTTAACTTACCAATAATATTTTTTTCCATTTTTTCTAGTCTTAACTTTTCTACTTTGGATACAGCTTCATCCAAATCAGTAGAAGTCAAGTATTCTAAATTCTTTTCAACTTGTTCTTCAGTTATTTTCATTAATAATCCCCTCCTTGCGTAAGGTGTAAGCCATATCCTTTAGCTTGGAAATATATTTTTTATCTTCCGCATAGACCGATAAAGTTTCAATAAGTTTTTCAATATTAATTTCATCCACAAAGTATTGGTGTAATCGTTCCTCCCGAAAATCCTCATAATGATAACTTTCATTTAATAAATCGGTGTAAGCTATAACACTATCGCACCCTCTTGTGAAGCGTCTGACTTTAACGCTTGCATTGGCAAGGGAAACAATATGATCTTCCCCGTGCATCGCCTTGATACCGAAGAAGTTTTTTCCCTCTTTAGCAAATCTGGAATGACCTTCCGAACCCGATTCATGCAGGGCTTGAACCAATACCAATTCTATGGGGATGCGTTCAAATTCTGGTAGGATGCTATTATAGGCAATCATGCAATCCTTAATTCCTTGTATAAACTCTTTACGATTATCATATTCAAAGTCCCAATTAAAAACACTCGAACACATCAGGGACAGGGTTGCACATAGAACAGTAATAAGATTCATACATTACCAACTTATACGGTGAGAGGTTTGACCATCTTTTTTCCGACAAATATTACACAAGCGATTATAACTACCCTCGCTGTAAAACTGGGTTTTACACTCCTCATAGTTCATGCACTTGCGATAAGTGAGAACTCGATCCTTGCTCGTAGGCTTATCTTTAGGTCCCCTTGCTTTCATATTTTTTCAACTTTTCTTCCAGTTCCTTAATTGTTTCATCTTGTTCTGAAATTTTAAGAATAAACTCTTGAAAGGTTCTCATTGGACCAAAGAAAAAACTTTCTTGGATAGAGGTTCTTTCAGGAATTAATATTAAAACATCATTACCTTTTATCCAACCCGTAAAAACTTTCGGAGGATTCTTTCTATACTTTACTTCAATTTCCATCTTAAAATCTGGTACGATTTTTGCAACAACATCACAGGCAGGCAACCCTTGAAATGCCCCACTTCCAGGAACACGAAACGCTTGAATACCTTGATGCTTTAACCAATTCACAACATCATGTTCTTTTCTTCTTCCAGTATTTTTAGGCTTATTGACCATTTTTACTATTAAAATAATCAGCCCTTGATTGTGTGATTGCACAGGAAATGGCGACAGCTCTTTTATTCTCTTGATCTAAATTTTTTAAGTTTGGAAATTTATCTATCAAACCAAAAGCCGTGTCTATGTTTTGCAGCATCTTCATCGTTTCTTCAGGACCAGAGGCAGTTGGAGTTTCTTTTTTTACATTGGCCCCATAGTTGAAATCCGTATCATCTTGTGGTGGTGCAACGGGAGTTGGGCTGTCACCTGAACTTGTAATGTTGCTAATGACATTCCCGAAGTCAGTTTTTTCCCAATCAAACTCAACGGATTGTCCAACCTGAATATCACCAACACCCAGCTCATTAGTCTTGTCGTATGCTTTCAAAGGGAACTTGAATTTAGGGTTATCTACATCAATGATTAATCCCTGAAACCCTTTTCCAGTTTGGTATTTTTCTTTTACTTTACCTGTTAACATATTTTTTACTCCTTTTATTTTTGGTAAACAATCTTTCAATCTTCGCATGGTTATCCCATCCTTTCCTAAACAATTTAAACTGGGCAAACCCCAACTTTAAATCTTTTTTAGAAAACTCTTTAATCTCCAGTTTGCTGTTATCTTTTGGCAACCTGACTATAATAGCTTTATCAATATCAATATTATCTGTTTCTTTAATGAGTTGACCATACGCACCCAACTGAATTACTGTATCTTCATAGATAGCTTTTCCTGTTTTGAAATCTATTAAAATCATTTCGTCTTTATCTTTTTTTTTGTTATATTTCTTAACTAAAAGATCAGGACAGCCACCATACAGATATTTTTTGGATACCATTTGTTTTTCGGTCCAAATTATTTCAAATTTATTCGACAAACTTATCCCACCATTCCTTGAACTTATTAAACGCCTTGATGACTTTTTCATCAGTAGGTTCTTCATAACTCCATTTCTTAATATAGGATTCAGCAAGGTAATGAACGGAAGTTCCTTGTTCCCCCGCTTGATCCCGTGTTTCACGGTAATCAATTCCGTCCATACCCTGTTTCCAAGCCCAATGTATTAAAGCACCACTATTTTTAAACTTACCTATAATAGTCGT